TGTCTATGGTGTCCCAGTTTTCGGTGTTGCCCAAGCCCAGGAGATGTATGCGGTGGCTGTCGCTGGTGGTGCAATGATCCAGGCAGAAGCAATTGCGGAAGTGATTGCCCAATTTGAATACATGGGGGTGTGAGATGAGTTTGCCTTTGTATGGTTACGAAGTTTTCAGCATTGCCCAAGCCCAGGGGATTTTGATTTTGGCTTTGGCAAAAGGTCAGATGGGCAGGGCTGCTGCTGCTAGAGCAGTTATCCAGCAATTTCAAGAAAGGGGTGCAGTATGAGTCAGGAAATGTATGGTTGTGACATTGAGCAATTTATAGCGCAGATTAAATCATCAGTCAGCTACAAGTTGGGTGGGGCTGGTATTGTTGTTGCTGGTCTTATGAGTGATGCCCAGGAAGAAATTGCGATGGGTGCGGATGAGAGAGCCAGGCAGAGTTTGAATAGAGCCAAAGCGATTTTGTTTGAGATCATGGAAGGCAAAATGATTTTGGAAGTACCAAGATAACTACGAAAGGGAAATCATGTTAGTTAAATATTTTGTTGAAAGTTCGGAAGTTGATTATGACGATTGTTTAGAGTATTTCATTCTTTATAGCGGATTCTCCAAAGAAGATGCTATTTCTGAGTTTGATTCCAATAACAATCCAGAGTGTGCTGCTTATATTAGCGAATTGTGCTCAGATGTCGAAGTAGTCTACGAGTAAAAATTCCTAATATTACAAGCCCTTTCGAGGGCTTTTTGTTGTATGATAAAATGAATTGAAAGGGCAATATATGAAAATTGGTAACTACGAAATCAGTCCATCAGCTATCTTCTATGTAAGTTCAGAAGATGGTTTGCCAGTATCAGTCAATGCTGGAAAAGATATACCAATGATTGCAATATGGATCAATGGTCATCCTAAAGAATTTTCTATGAAAGATGAATTCTTGCTACCTAGCAATGCTCAAGTATTTCAAGCCTTAGTGATGGATTCCCAGGCTGCATCATAAAGAGCCTTCATCTTATCATTTAGCTTTTTGACTTTAGCTTCTTCATAGACATTGAGTTGTTTACCAGCTTGTGCTGCATCTTCTAAGATGATGCGAACTTCCTCATAGTAGCCATGAGCCTTATCTTTGGCTTCCATCATTGCTGGTAGATTGATCTGCACTTCAGCATAAGAGCCATTGACCTCAACTACCATATTGACATCTCGATAGCCAGAGCCACCTAATGAGTCAGTCTTAGGATCAAGCAGGTTTCTCAGCTTAACTGGTTGACCATATTCAGCTTTGAGTTTATCAATTGCGCTATCGACATCCTTTAGCGATTTGATTTCAATAGTTGTGCGAAGTAAATCTTTAATCTTGGTTGGATCATTGTCATAAGATTTAGTGATCTTATCGACTGCTCTTTGTGATCCCTTCAATGGCACAATCGCAGCTTTACCACCTAGTTCTTCAGCGATCCTGGTATTGGTATTGTCAAAGTGATCTTTATTCTCGGCTGCCTTGTGATACATTTCTGTAAAGATTTTTTGCTTTTCTTCAGGCAATCTTTCTACATCAGCTTGTTGCAGCTTACCTGATAACAACTCTTTCACTCTACTTGCTGTAGGTGCTTTTGGCTTTTCGATAGTTCTAGCTTTTGGTGCTTGTGGCTTTTCAATCAGAGCACTCTTGGCTGCTGGTGCAGTAATCGCTGCAGTCTGTCTGCCCATTGGCTCAGTTGCAACACTACCACCAGCAATAGAAGTAAATTTCCCATCAGCATCTCTCGGATGATCAGCTTCTAGGAAAGCATCAGCCTTTGGGATGGGGTTAGCCCATTTCCCCCCATCTGCCCTTGGCATTTTTTCTTCTGGCATTGACTCTTGCGGTGGCTCATATTCAGCCAGGGCTTCAGCATCAATTTGTAGGCTGCTCTGGAACATATCTGGCATTTCATTGATATTGTCCTGCGCCCATTGAATCAAAGTTGCTCTATTCTGACCATCTGCAACTGGGAGAATGGTTCTTAGAATTTCAGTAATACCTTTTAGCTTGATGTCAGCAACCTTGACCTTTTCAGACTCAGGTTCTTCCATGAGTGATTCCCACTCAGCTTTGAAATTGTTTTGCCAGCTATAGAAGGCTTGCTCATAAGACATCTTGCGATAAATCTCTGGATAGGCTTTCTTTACAGCTTCATAAAATTCTTTATTCCAGGCTCGGTGCATGACAATTTTGTCAAAGAAAGCAAATAGGCTTTCCATGTCAACTCGAATACCATCAATGTATTGCACAATGGCTTTAGCATCTTCAGTTCCCTCACCAAATCCTTGGGTGAAGGCTTCATCTTTGAGCAGCATTGCAGGGACATCAGAAGCAGCAGCGATATTAGCAATAATGTTATCTCTGGCAGTTGTCATAGATGTTGCGGTATTGGTCAAATCAATAGAGTTGATTTCTTCATCAATATCTATGGAGAGAACATTACCAGTACCGCCTTCTTGCAAGTAGGTGCGCTTGATACCAGCAGCATTTTGCATTAAGCGATTGACAATCGAGCCAGCAGGTTTTTGTTTAGCAATGATTAAGCCAGACTTGAATGTCACCAGGTCATCGGTAATCATTGACTGAATGAAAGACTTTAATGGATATAAAGCCCTTTGAAAGACTGACCTACCTGTAAAACCGAAGGCACTAGACTGAAATTGAAGATAGATAGGAGTACCATTAAAAACAACAACACTCCTGCTAGGATGATAGGGCTGACCAGCAGCAGTAGTATATGCCAGAGGTTTTTGGAAGTCAGGCGCATTGGGGTTCTGATTCGTAACAATCGAACCAGCCATGTTGAGTGGGTCTAACTGATTAAAATACAGATTAAGATAAGGCAAAGTCCAAGGGTCAATGGGATCAGTAGTAGGAATCTTATCAGCCCCCACAACAATGCCACCAGCACCATAGGTGCGATTAATAAACATAACATCACGAATATGATTAGTAGCACCAAGTTTTTCCCACTCCTTATTAAATGCTTCAGCAAGCATTTCTTTTGGTTGAGCATCTATTGTAATAGTTCTTGGCTTGGATAGTGCAAGTTTTACAGGTTTTTCTACTAATTTTCCACCAAGAGGATGATATGTCCAGATTNNNTTNCATAANTCATATCCTGCTTGNGAACCTGGCTGAATGTTNTCAGNACTNANCAANGNTCATNAACTCACCGCCAAGATATGTATTATTAATCATTACATCTGACATAGTTCTTCCTTAGTAGCCATATTTATCACCAACACCAATGGCTAGACTATACACAAAAGCATCTAATAAGTCATCTGCTCTTTTGTATGCTTCTTTGTCACCAATTCTGAAACTTGTCACTTGAGATAATAGATGATTGCGACTTGCATTTTTAAATGTCATAGTTTTATCAAAAGCATATTCGCTAATCTTCATTAAGCCCTGGTGAAAGTAACCTGATACAGAAATGGCTCTTTCATCTTTACCAACTGAAGTTAGTCCAGAATCAATTGCATAAGTATTCCATCCTCGGCTGCGCCCTTGTTGTATGAGAATCGAACCAGCAGCAGCATCCTCAATGAATGTACCGACAACTCCAGCCCTGGCATTAGTTAATCTGGCTAATTCTTCTAACCTGGCAAAGACACTTGGCATCCAGTTCTCTAGCATTGCGCCATCAATCTGCACAATATCCCAATCTAATAGAATTAAGTTGTAAGGATTTTGTGTGTACTTATCTACAGCTACATATACAATGGCAGTACCATCATTTTCTTTTCCACCTTTAACTGCGGTATCAATGACTGCATAGACACCATCGCACTTAGTCGGATAAGCAACTGGCTTACCATCGACTAGCAGCTTATCGACAGCAAAGAAGGCTTCACCAGCCCAATCGACAAACTCAGCCAGGTATTCTTGCTTAAAGACTAATGGGTGATTTTCTCTCTCTAGCTTTTCGAGTTCTTCGGCTGGTAGGAATGGATTGGTAAAAGTAGGGGCATGGTATTCAGTAAAGCCATGTTCAGGCTGGTTGCATATCTGCCAAAAGAAATTATCACTATCTATGCCATTGGGAGTGGAAGCTACTAGACAACTCCCTTGATAGTCTAATAATGCTGGTTTGATAGCTGTCTGCCATACCTTTGGCATATTCGGTTTAGTAAAGGCTGCTTCATCAATGAAGGCTTTATGGTACTTCCTAGATCGACCTGCTCTCTCATTCTCCAGAGTCCAGAAGTCTATGCGCCCACCAGTATGAGTCTGAATGATTCCATCAATCTTGGATGCTTGCTTAATCATAGGGGCTAATAGATCGGTAATTTCTCTAAAGGCTTCCGATTGGATTTTGTAGTCAGGAGCAAACCATCCTACCTTCTCGCCCATCGCTGCTGCTGCACAAGCAATGTTCTGCATCATAGCGGTCTTACCCCATCGCCTACCGCAGCGAACTACAAAGAAGCGAGTAGAAGCATCAAAGGCTTCTTGTTGCCCTTTATGTAGGGTCGGCAGGTTTATGGGTTCTTTACTTTGTTTTGACTGGGATGCCATTGACTGTCCAATTGTTGTTTTCGGCATCAAATTGAACTTGATCGCCATACTTGCGAGGGGCTAACCTGGCAACTACCCATTTCCTTGCATCAACCTTTAATCTGGATCGGTTGATGTTCTCATGGTTAACCTTACCAGTAGGGTTGCCATCTTTGTCTAATAGTATATCGCTTTCAGTTCCATCAGCGATCTCTAATATTTCCTCGAAGTAGAAGTCGGCTTGATATTCTCTCGCCTGTGCGTATATGTCGGCAAATTCTTTATGCTTAAACAACCATGACATTACTGTACTTCTATGGGGCATTGATTCGTCATCTCGACAAATTTTGACTAAGCCATCTCCATTAGCAATTCTTTCACAGATTTTGATTGCTAATTCCAATGAATAGTCGGATGGTCTACCTACCTTGTTTTTACTCATAATCTTTAATAATGGGTGTCAGATAGGAAATAGCTTTTGACTATTTGTGGCATACAAGGACAGTTGTACCCTATCTGACAATGTCATATTAGCATAGGGTTAATAATTATGTCATTGATTATTCTTTAAATTCAGTTAATATCGGCTTACTTCCAATAGGAGTCTTATGGCTGAAAACCTTTATTACACCGATGAACAATTCATTGAAGTATGGAAAAGGCTAGGTAGCCCTTCCGATGTTGCCAAAGAATTAAGAATGGATGTGAGGTCTGCCTACAATAGAAGAAGGTCTATTGAGTTCAGGCTTGGCATTGATCTTCCTACATCCAAAGATCAAAGACTTAATCAAGTCAAAAAGATTAAAAAGATAGAGCAAACTTCTGGTCATGTCCGCAGGGGCATTGAAATTAAAGACAAAGGTAGAGTATTAGTATTTAGCGATGCTCACTTCCAACCTGGTGTTGTTACTCCTGCATATAAAGCCCTTTTGAAAATTATTAAGCAATTCAAAGGTGAGTTAAAAGCGATTGTAGCCAATGGAGATATGTTCGATGGAAGTCAAAATAGCGCACATAAGAGGATTCAATGGTCTCAGACCCCAACTGTCCGAGAGGAATTAGAAGCTACTCAAGAATTCATGGAAGGCATTGAAAAGGCTGCTTCTAAAAATACTCCCCTAATATGGTGTCTAGGTAATCACGATGCTAGATTTGAGACTTTCCTTTCTAATAGCGGTGCAAGTTCTTATGAAGGAATTAAAGGTTTTAGCCTAAAAGACCACTTCCCTCTATGGAAATCTTGCTGGTCATTCTATGTAAATGAAGATACCTGCATCAAACATCGGTGGAAGGGTGGATTTGGGGCTACAAGAGCCAATGCCCTGCAATCTGGGATCAACTATATCTGCGGTCACACTCACAATTTAAGTGTTTTCCCTGTCACCGACCTTAGTCCTGCATTTAACATGGGTACAAGATGGGGTGTCCAAACTGGTACTCT